TCCGATCTGGAGGAGAAAATAGATTAGCCCAAAATCTAACCAAGTCATTTTTTATGTCATTATGAAAAATTTACGATATTTTCTTAAATATTCTATGATACTCATATATCATAAAATATTTTGGTTAAATTTTATACTTTTATGTGCTGTTTGCGTCATATTCCATTAATATTTTTTTATTGTGTTGTGATTTATTTATTGCTTTATTTAATAATTCCAATGTTCTCTCGTTATGTATGTGCCACACTTTAATTAATCTTGTAAGTTTATCGTGATATTCTATCGTATCATTTAGCGTTGCTTCTTTCGTTAATCTCTTACACATCTCTCGTGTCTCTTCAAATAGTTGGTCTACAAGAGGCTGAAGGTCAGACATTTTTCTATAGTGCCGGAAGATTTATTTTTAGGATAATCCGAGAAAAAGAAACTTTAATCCAAAATCTCAACCGCACCAGCCTTTAGCGTCAACACACGAGTAAAATGGAGGATTACGAAGTGAGTGAGCGCCTGAGCCGTTGTAGCACCAGTCACAACAGTCTCTACAGCAGCCTGAGCAGAGTGAGCAATCTCAATCGCAATCTGGTATCCAGAAGTTGATGTATTGATACCACCAGCATCAGGTTGGTTCGTAAGGAACTGCTCAAGATTCACTCCAACCTGGAACATAGCCTCATCACCAGCAAACATACCAAGAGTTGAACCATCTTTTGTTGATGTCGCAACAGCGTCCTGTCTGAACCGATTTGTAGGCATTGAAGTATTATTTAGACGGTCATACGGGTGACCAATATAATTGAACCAATTCAACAAATTACCAGCGGCAACTGAGCCAAGTTGGTTGTAAGCCTTCTGGAGTTCCTGGAAAGCCTGAGCAGATGACTGAATCTGTAACTGCGGATAACGCTTGGAGTTGATGACAACCTGGTAAGAACCGAATCCGAAGTTTCCGTGCTGACTGTTGTTACGCCACTGAGGACTGCTTTCAGCGATTGTAGGCTGTGTAAGACCGTATACAGACTTAAGGAAACGAGTGCCTTTCGCAACAACGATACGTGTAAGCGTAGGAGCGGCACAAGGAACAGCGTTCGTAGGAGCAGACGTAGCACTTCCAGGAGAGATTGACGCAGGTTGAACCTGGTATGTATCAATGGAATACGCAACACCTGAACCGTTAGGCATCTTGAGTTCATTGTCCATCAAGGCATAGTAATCAGCAGACATACGGCAGCAATCGTAAGATAGAGTTACGTCACTGACCTTGATATAGTTTGTCGCAGTGTTACCATAACTATTAGCAGTTGGAGGGTTCTTCGCCCAACAAGCAGCATTCACACTATTCTTAAATAGAAACTCAAGTGTAATGTCCTGGAAGTTACGAGCAGCAAATAGAGTAGGGATACGGCAGAGACCAAGGAGCGTAAGAGGAACTGAATAGTAACGCCCGTTTGCTAACCATTGATTTCCAATATTCCAACGGTTTTGAAGTGCTACTGAATTAACTAGGTCAGGAGTGATTGAAGCAGCACCACCTGAGATATCTACAAACTTGTCATAGACATATAGACCCTCAAATCCACCATTCTGCTTGTAGTAGTTGAGAGGCATAGAAGCCTGTACTAATCCATTCATCAAATGACCTACATTGTTAAGAACTTCAACTGTCTGTCCACCTATCTTGACATTAATAGTATCTACAAGAGAGAAGATATGGTCATCAACGGATAAACCAAGTGTAGTAGCAGATACAGTCGCATCTCCTGCCGCAAGAGCCTGAACCTTAAAGTTAAGAACCATCGTAGATGTATCAATGTAGTCGTTCTGGTTGGCTACACGAATAATCATCAGTTTAGTCGCAGAACCTCCAACACCATAGGAATCGCCGGAAGACGGTGTCTGTGTAGCAGTGTAACGCTCTTCTACAACTGAGGATGCTGTTACTCTATCCTTTAGCAAACTATTATTAGGAATCACTTCCTCAACACGAGGCATCATAAACGGAGTCGTTAACGCAGACATCTTAGTTTTCTATATATTACAATCTTTTTAAAAAATGTAATATAGAGTTTTTTCTCTTGTAAAGCAACTGCCGGAGTTTACTGATTCAGAAGTTTGTTCGCTATATTAACTCCTTTCTGAACTTTTGTTCCAACATCAACTACCTTTTGTAGATTTTGCCCACCAACACCTTTTGAAGCCAAACTTTTACCTACATCTAATCCTTGACTCAAAGCATCATTAAATCTACCATCTTTTACACTATCTAAAGCATTCAATGCGGAGTTTCCTATTTGTGAAAGATTGTTATATGACATTCCACCAAAGACCGGAGTATTCTTTAATATGTCTCCAACTCCTGGAAGATTTACAGCAGTTTTTACAAGATTATCATTTTGTATATTACCTATAAAATCTCTACCACCTTGTGTTATTCGAGATATACCTCCTTTCAAATCACCTTGTAGTATTTTACTTGTTGCTTGAACTCCTGTATCTATTGCTCCTGTTAAACCTCGCCAACCAGTGCCTATAGGTGATTGTTCTATAGCAGATGCTATTTTACCAATAACAGGAATCTTTTTAATATCTTCATATGTTTTCTTACCCCACGCTTTAGTTGTTTCCCAACCTTCACCAATCTTATTACCAACCCACTTAAAATCGTTTTCAATCTTTTTACCTACTGCCGAACTACCTTGACCCATCTAGAAGTTAGGTAGACTTGCTATTTCTCTTCGTGCGTTTTGTCCCATAGATTCTAGTTGCTGAGGTGTATAACCAGTCCGCTCCTGAATCTTAGACGCAGCCTTTTGTTCAAGTTTACCAATCTCTTGAGCAGCAAGATTTCCTACTACCGGAAGATTAACTACTGCTTCTTTTCCTTGCTTATACATCTCCTTACCCTTATCAAACATAGAGCCAATCTTCTCAACTGTTGAACGTGCCTTGCCGTAAGCACCTCTCGCCCAATCCTTAGCCTTATCAAGCCAACCCATTTGAATCTTCTATTTTAAAGGTTTTATTTAAGGTTCTATATCTATTTTTCATTCCTTTCGTATAATCAACAATCAAATGTCCGTATGGGTCTTCTTTGCGTATCTTTTGATATAGATTAACGATGTCATCCGGGTTAGCAGTTTCGCTTTGATGTTCTTCTGCTATTTCATTTAACTGTTCTCGGTTTACACCCATCAATACTAAGTGAGTTACATTAGTCATACGACAGTTACGATTTATATGTTTATAAACCTGTGCTGTTATGATTACTGATATTCCAGCATTACGTCCTGAGCAAAATACGTCATCTACAATATTTACACTATTACGTTTAACTAAACCTTTTGAAGAATAATCATCAAACACAAAAAGTATTCTATAGAAACGCTTTCCATCTTTTTTTCTTTGTTGTTGTAATGCTCTTATATCATCAACTAGTTCTTTTATTTCTTCTTCATCATAATCATTATATACTTCAGCATTCTTAAGTTTCTTATAGGTTTCATTGTATCTTGGTGAACCGTTCCAAATCAAAATCTTATCAAAGAAGTTTCCATACATTTTATTCTGTTTCAAAATACTGTATATGAAACTACTTTTACCACCGCCGGAAGAAGCAACTATAACCATACGAAATGGATGACCAAATAGTCTTTTATCAAGTTTTGCTATTCTTTTATCTTCTTCTTCTCCATCTAAAGGAATAGGGTGTATCTTTAAATCTTCTTTCTTATCCATCTACATATTGAAACGCTTTTTAAAATCTCTTATACTTGCTTCTAATGTATGTTTATTCCATAATATCCATCTTGATAATGCTCCTGCTGATAAAGGATTTGACCAATCTTCATTTGGTTCGTGTCTTGTCAAATAGTTCTTCTTACGCTCGGGGTCGTGATTTTTAGTAAAATCGCTCATACCTTTAGCGCCAAAACTAACTACTTTTTCCTTACGTCCACATTCAGGTTTATCATTTGCTTTACAAGGACACTTTTTATCTCTAAATACGGCATCAAACTTTTTATCTTTTTTATCAGATTTATCTACACGACAAAGTCTCATATCCTTTGCTTCCATCCTACCTAATAAAAAATAAAAATCTTCACTGAAAATAGAAATGCGAACCTCCGGTCAAGAACTTTGTGATATTTTAATTTCAATTCAGTTGCGAGTAAAAGTATTAGAAGAATTACTCAATAGTGTTAAGAATGGAACCAGAACAGAAGATGATTTTGAAAGTAGATTTAATTCTAATGGATGGGTTCTTACTGATGAATTGAAGCAATTGAAACCTCTTGTTGATAAAGTATTTGAAGAAGGTAAATCTTTTTATAGAATATATAATGAAGCAAGTCCAATCCGTATTAATACCTAGGTCTAAGTTTTCATTATTGAGAGCAAAGGATTGGATACTTAGCAATAAATATAAATTAAAGAAAGTTGATATTACTGAGAACTATTTTCGTTTTAGACAGGAAACTCCGAGTCAATATAAGAGTTTTCGGATGAAGACTTTATCGGACGGTATAAAGTTGGTTCTTGCGGTGTAAATGTTACAATAATATAATTATCTTTTACTTCTACTTGTGATTTACCATTACCGTTCTCTATTGGAAAAAATTTAGGTATTTCATATCTTACAACAGCCTTACTCATAGAAACATATATATCTCTCGTATGAGACATTATGATTCTTTTCATTGTCTAGCCTCTCTTCTTCTTCTTAACATTTCTAATCTTTGAGGCGAGTTCAAATAAGCAGCCGCATCATCCATAATACCGGGAGGTAAACTTGTATTATATTGTGATATCGATGTTACTGGTACTATTGGTGCCGTAGTAGCAACAGGTTTAGGTGCTGGTTCTGGTTTTGGTGCTTTGGGCTGTCTTACCTTCTTAGGTTCTGCTCCTCGTAATATCGTATTTATATTTCCACTAGACGATTGTGTATCACCAAATGACATTGAAAACAAACCTTCCTCGTTTAATGGCGTTGGTGCTAAGACTCCTACTTTTGTTCTAGGTGCTTTAGGTGTTCTTACTTTACGCTCTCTTGGTGCTGGTGGTTTCTTTTCTTTTACTTCTTTTACTTCATTTTCAATTGGTGGATATCTTTCTTTTATAGGTCTTCCACGCTTACGCTTCTCCGTAGGTTCAATTTCTTCTTTTGCTCTAGATACCTTTACTTTTGGTTCTTTAATCATTCTTACTTTTTCTCTTTTTACCTTTTCTTTACGAAAAACTGGTGTTAATATTTTAATATCTTTACCGTCAACTGTTTCAAGAGGTTTACCAAATACATCACGTAAGAAAGGTGCTTTTACAAGACGAGTCTTACCTATCTGTGATTTTTGATATAATAATGCTTCTAGTTCCTGTTTTGAATACTTCTTTGCTTTGCTCTCAGGCATACATAATGGATATTCACCTTTACCATATTCTACTGCTCCACACGCTTTTGGCGCTCTTGGTGTATCCATATATGAACGTATATCAATCCATTTCTCTCTACGCCAGTTTTCTAAATCTCCCGGCTTCTTCCCTGAATATGCTTTTTTCGTATCACCATATTTTTCACGGAATGCTCTTAAATAAAAACGAGTATAAGCCATTGAGCGGTAAGCAGAAGGTTTATCATATATTTTATCTACCTTCTTCTTTGTCTCATCGTATAGTTTAGAATCAACCGGAGTAGCCATTTTATTATCTAATCAGTATGTATAAATGTCAGCACCTCTACCTTTACGTTTTCATAACCCTGTTAAGGATTTAGCGACTAAATATCATCTTAATTATGAGACTTTAGTTGGCGAAATGAAGGTTAATCGTGATTGCTTTATCAATGCTGAGATTGAAAAGAAACAAGAAGATGTAATCAAAGGAATACCTTCAAATATGGAAGAAAGACAAATGATAAAACATAAAAAACAGTTCTATGAGAAGAAGTATGGAGCAACACTTACGTCAAATGCTGAGGGAGGAGAAGCAGAAGACAAGGGGATGGATAGATACAAACAGGGGCTTATTGTTGAGCATATATGGGATGACTTTAGCACGTATATTTCATCCACAGTTTCACCGTCTAGTAATGGAGTTAATAAGACTAGAGAAATCGCCCCAACAAGAACAACCGTCTGGTCTCCCGGAAGACCCAACAAATCCTGAACAGTAAATGAACAGTCCGGCGAACAATAAAAGTTCTGTTCCCTAAATATAATGAGTGATACAGAGGAAGTTGTTATTCAACGTAAGCCGAGGAATACTAAGCCTGAAGTTGCTCGTGAGAAGTTGAAGGAGAAGCGTATTCGACTGAAGAAGGAGAAGGAAGATGCGATTATTGAAGAGGCTAAGAAGCGTCTTGTTGCTGAAGAGCAGAATAAGAAACTTGAAGAACAGAAGAAGAAGGAACTTGCTGAAGCAGACCCTATGACTTTAATGATGCGACGTATGGAAGATATGATGTCTAGAATGAATAAGCCTAGTCCAGTTGTTGAAGCCGCAGTTGCTGTGAAACCTAAAGGACGTAAGAAGAAGGTTGAAACTGTATATGCTGAAGAAGCAAAACCTGTAAAGGTAAAGGCAGTAAGAAAGAAGAAAGTTGTTATGCCCGTAGAAGATAGTCCATCAAATAACTTTGTTGGAGACGCTTCTAATAATATACCAGATGATACTGAATATTTTGAAACTCAAAAAGAAGATGTTCATCCGCTACTACAGGCAATGGCTTCACGAAGACAGATGACTTCTTATTTCTTATAGGTCATTTTCGCTGCCTTCATCGCCATTGCTAACGTAGCCTTAGGGTTCTTCTTCTTCAATTCAGCATAAGTCTTCTTAACGTGTGCTAACCACTTTGTCGGAGGCATTCTACATAGGATTTGGATTTGGATTTGAAACTGTATTATCTCCTAAAACTTTGCGCCCTAATAATCCTGCTAAATGTAATTGAGCACGACCTGAGTTAGGATTGTAAGGGTCATTTGTCTTTTCCATTCCTTTAGGTGTTCCAACCGGAGGCTCGTAGTATGTATTTCCATTTATCGGAGCATTGTATTGATTCTTAACTATACCACTTCCTACTGAACCGGACGGCATACCGAAGAACTGATTTCTAAAAGGTTTCCGGTCATTCATAGTATTATCAAGAAGTCCAGCGTTTATCTTACCAGTCGGCATTTCTAAACTTAAAAAAGAAAAGTCTTTACGACTTATAGAAATGTTAGCACGGGGTATTCCTTACAATCAGGATGCTGGAACTCCAGATGATAAGCCTATTCTTACTCTTGCGTCATTAAGTAGGAAGCGTACTGAAGTAAATCAATATGGTCTTCCGGTTACTAAAAGCACTCCTGGACTTTATCGTTTTCCTAGCGATGAAGTTGGTGCTTTGAGTGCTGGTGAGCAAACTAGACTACCTCCCAATCCTTCATATCCTAAGAGACCTGATGCTGTTATGTTTGCTACTACAGGTAATAATGTATATCAACCTAGTCAATACAGTGGTATTACTACAAACGCATTAATCACAAAACTTGCTGATAATAAGTTTAAGGCTGAGCAGAATGATGGATATTCAAAGTATGTTCAACAACTAAAACTTGAGCGTGAGATTTCTGAGATTGAGAAGACTGCGTCAGTCGAACAACTTGGTCTTGCTCGTGAAGTTTTACGCAGTGCTATGGCTGAGCGTCGTAAGCAGAATGAAGATGATTATTTACGTAAGATGCTTGATTCAGGACTATCTGTCGAAGACGCAAAGGATGAGATTGATAATGTTCGTCGTGCGAATGCTTTACAGGAAGTTAGAAAGGTAGATGATAGAGAGTATCAAAGCAAACTACTCTTAGTAAATCTTGCTAGAAAGCGTGGTGTTCTTTCATCTACAAATGAACCTTTATCACAGTCTGCTCCTGTAATGAATCCTGCTCCTAATGACCAGTTAGCAACACTTGGTGGTAATAAGGCTGATGGTTTTGGTAATGCTCCTCTTGATTTAGGACGTAAGTTCTTAACTCCTGAATACTATGGTCGTTTCTTACGCAGGTCTACAATGACCCAAGAAGAAGGCGATAGACAACAGGCTATGAATAGTCTGATTACTAGTGGAAAGGCTGGTGATATACAGTTTCCTAGTCAGTTTGATGCTAGACAACGTGAAATGAATATTGAGTTTAAGGCTGAGAGCCTTGCTAATCAACTTGGTGTTATTACTAATAGACCTCGTATGGAACCATTTACTCCTGTTATTTTTATGACGACTTTTATGAATAAACTTAAACAGCGTATTGGTGATAAGAAGGAAGTTCGTGTTGGATTAATGCCTGTAAGTCAAATGGATATACATCAATTAGTATATTCTATAAATCGTCGTATTGCTGAGAACTTTACTATTGCTGGTCAACTTGCTTCATCTATAAATAATTTTATGCCTACTATTGAAACTGCTAATTTAGATACTCTTCGTAATATCTTAAGAGAACTATTGTCTGGTATTGATGAATATAAAACTATAATGTCTAATGTCGCTATTAGTGCTTCTCCACAAGAGATATTTGTAGGTTCACAAGAAACTCTTCAAACTCTTCGTTCAGGTCGTATTGGGCAGTTTGGTAGAATATCTGCTGAGTGGAGACGAATGATAATGGTTGCTGCTGAACCTGATGAACTAAGAAGGGGTTTGATTGCTAATCTTCGTGGCGTTACTTCAGATAAAAAACCTGTCAATCCAGAAGGAACGATGTATTTTAGTAAAGTTGAACCTCCAGAAACGGTTGGAACAAAAGGTGCTAGTCAATTAAGAATTACTGATATGTTGGCTCAACCTGCTCCTCCTCCTTTTAGACCACGCCCTATGCCTGTTGAACGTGTTGAAAGTCAACGTGATAAGACAAAACGCTTAATACAAGAAAGTAGAGTTAAAACTTCATTACCTTTTCGTTCTGTTCCTAAACCTACTTCAATAAATAATTGGTATCAAATGACTGCTGATTATAAAGAGGATTTACTTAGGTCATATGGACTACCAGTAACTGGAACAAGACTTGAACAATATACTGCTTTAATGAAAGCATAAAATAATTTTACTGTATAGAAAACAGAATGTCCTTGAATGCTGGAACTCTATACATTAGTTCGTATAATAATGGAGATAACGATACTTCAACGAAGTTTACTACTACTTTACAAGTCCCGGTTATTAAAGCGAAACGTCTTCGTATTTTGACTGCTACTCTTGCGAATCTTATGATGCCTTTTAGTGATAATGATAAACTATTTAAGTATAATGTGAATGCTGTTGATTACACTGTGAACTTTCCGACAGATAGAAAATGGAATACGGTTGCTGATTTCGTAACTTATGCTAATGCTAGTGTATTGACTGCCTCAACTGCTACTTTTACTTATGATTCTGATAAGAATAGATTATCATTAGTTGCTGTTACACCTGGACAAGTCGTTAAAATGTATGCGTGGAACTGGAACGCAGCACCTGGCTCATCAGTGTCTTTGAATGCTAACTATCGTCTTGGATTTACTAGCAATAAAGATTTAAGCGCCACAACAACATTAGTCTTTGATGGTTTTCCTAATGTGATTCTCAGAACAAATAGTGTTTATGTTTTAAGTAATGTTGCTACTGATAGTAACAATGATGCTAACGTAGCAAATATTATTGCTCGTATCCCGGTTGATGTATCTTGGGGTCAGTTGATACAATATGAGAATAAGAGTTCAGAGTTCTCTGCTCCTGTATTTACTGAGGTCATTAAGAGTGTTCAGATTACATTGCTTGATGAAGATTATCAGCCATTAATAAACCCTAATAATGCTTATTTTACTCTAACCTTAGGAATAGAGTACTAAATGGCTTATGTATTAGGAACATCATTTTTAGTTGATTCAATAGTTGCTGGAAGTAATATTACGATATCTCCTACTGAAGGAAGAGGTAATGTTACAATTAATGGGTTAGGTTCAGCACCTGGAGTTTCAACTGGTGTTTTATCTTTAGCCTATACTACAGGTATTACTGGTTCAGGTTCAAATGGAAATATTACTTTATCGAATACAGGTGTTAGAAGTATAGTTGCTGGAACTGGAATAAGTGTAAATACTGCTACTGGACAAGTAACTGTAACAAATACTAATGCTAGTGGTATTCCAAGTTTAGTAGCAGGTAGTAATATATCACTTACAAATACAAGCACGATTAGTGTTCTTGCTGACCCTAGATTTACTACTTCAATGGGATTTTCAGGCTCTGGAACAACATCTGTTTTTACTAATGTAGCATATCCTTATGGTTCACCTACTCAATATTATCCTTATGTAACAAACGCAGGAACTGATGTTCTTAATACTGTTGGTGGAAGACAGTTTTGGGCAACATTAACGTCTGGTAGTACTAACGCACAAGTAATGCGTTATAGATATGATGGTATTGAAGCACAACAAGGAACAACAGGAACTACTATACCATTTTTGACTTTTAATAATAGCACAGGGTTATTTGGTTTATCGAATACAAGCAATGTTGTAAATAGTAATATTGCTGGAACTGGTATATCAGTTAGTGGAGCAACTGGTAGTGTTACGATTACAAATACTGGTGTAACAAGTTTAGTTGCTGGAAGTGGTGTTTCATTATCTGGTTCAAATGGTGCTGTTACAATCACTAATACTTCTACAGGAGGTATATATGGAACTGGTGTATTGATTACTGACACCGTTCTTTATAATTCAACTGATTATGTTTATTGGTCTGGTATTGCTGACAACTCAAATGTTACTGTTGATGTAGATACTAGGATTATTACACCTACACAAAGTGGTATTTATCACATAACTTGGAATATTAATGTTCTTGCTGCGTTTATAGGTGGTGGTTCTAACTTTGTTATTACAACTAAACCTGGTGTATTCGATACATTTGGAATCACTTTTACTGGAAAATATGGTGGAACTTGTGACACTTCTACTTATACTGGAAATACGATTACTGATATTATTTGTGTAAGTGGTATGACACAGATTAGCATTGATAGAACAACTGATAGAGGATTTGCTATTCAGTTTTTTATAAATACAGTAACTCCTGCTGTTCCTGCTCCTGCTATTCCGCTTATTGCTATTACTAATGATAGTGGTGCTTTGAACTATACACAGGCTACTATCACTATTCATAAAATCGGTGATTTACCACCTGTTCCACCATAATCTCTTTACCTAATAGATGAAGTATTGGGAAGCCACAATGTCTAATATAATTGTAATATCTCCTACTCTAAAAGGATTAGCAGCAAAACTTGGTGTTAAGCCTTCTCAGATTGAGGGAGTATATTATCGTAAACGTCTAAATGATTTAATAAAGATAAAAAAAGTTGTTGTTGAGAATCCAAAGTCTATTTTTCAGGTAGATGTTTCCGGCAACTTTATTGTTCGGTTTGATTAGATGGAGAACGAAACTGCCGCAGAACGCTACCGTAAAACAGATAAATGTAAGGATGCTAGAAAGAGATACTATGATACTAAGGGCAAGGTAACATCGCATATTTACTACTTAAAGAATAGGGAAAAGATTATCGAACGTAGTAAAGCACGTTATGATGCTACTAAAAATGACTTGAGCAGCGACTTGAGCGGTAATAATCCCTAAATATTCTTGGTTTGATTTTTGACTAATCAGAAGAACTCCGGCAAGATTTTTTCTGGGAATACTGTAGAACCAAAATGTCTCTTAAACCACTTGTCTATACAACAATAGAGTTATCTGAAGAATATGAAATAATACGCAGCGGTTTTAAGGCAGGTTTTGTCAATAAGGAAGAATATCGTAGCACAATACGAGAACTAAATGCTAAGGAACTTAAGATTCGTGAAAAGGGAGAACTTATGAATAGGGCTAAAGAAGTATTAAAAAAAGCAAAAGAAAATCAACAGAATCAAATAAATCGTATTAATAATGCTACATTAACTGGAACTCGTAATGCTTTAGGTGTTATTGAAAGTGAAACTTATTCTATTCCTGGAGGAGCAGTTGGTATATCAAGTCCTGAAAATAAAACAGCATTAGCAAATACTATAGTATCTGTTGTTGAGAAGAAGAAGAAGAAAAAAAATCCTAAGATTCCTTTGCGTTATGTAATAAGAATAACATATAAAGATGAAAATGGTGATGACAAAACTAGGACACTTGGTAATGCTCGTGAAATAAATGGAACACAAAAACAGAATGAAAAATCTATTGAGCAAGATATTGATGAAATGATTGATGATATTGAAGAAAAATATGATACTAGATTGGAAGTAGATGAGTTTGAAGTTATAACATTAGAACCAAGAGGAGTTATTGAAGGAAGAGCAAAAAATCGTAAGGCTAAGTATTATCAAAACTGGAAGAATAAAATACCTACTTCTGGTGGATGTGATGGTAATGAGCATCATAAGAAGATTGGAGACCTTAAAGTTGTATCACCTAAGTCCAAGAACAACAACTGTCTTTTTGCTTGTATCCATCATTATCTTAATATACAATCAGAAAATAAATACATATATGAACACACTCGCAAAGCCTTGAATATGAACCCTGGAAATCTGATTAAGATTGAAGAACTTGATATGGTTGGTAAGCACTACAAGATTACAATCGCATTATTCAATATTGAAGGTATTTTAGTATCACAGCATAATGTAGGTTGTGATAAAGTTTGTAATGTGATGCTCTATGTATCAGATAATGGACAGGGACACTATGTCTTGATTGAGGGGCAGGTAAGTCTGTGTGAGAAATGCGGTAAGCACTGGATAAAGAAGCATAAGTGTAATCTGCGTCGCCAAATGTGGATAAATCGTATGAGTGGTAAGCGTAATGTAATCCCTGCTAATGTTAAGCGTGAAGTAAAGCACGATGATAGCACTATGTTCTATTTTGATTTAGAAACATTCAAAGATGTAGGCACTGATGCTATTACTCCTTATGCTGTTGGTTGGTATTGTAATGATGAATATCAACAACGATATGGTAAAGATAGTTGGTCTGAGTTTTATGAGTATGCTAAACAGCAGAAAAATAAGATATTATGTGCTTACAATGGCTCATCATTTGATTTCCATTTCTTGATGAACCAACTTGTGATTGATGGTGAGGAAATAAAAGATATGATTATGAGTAATGGTCGTATAATGTCTTTTACATTTGGTGAAAATATCAGATGCTGGGACTTGTGTTTATTCACATTATCTCCTCTTAAGAATGCTTGTAAGGATTTCAAAGTATCAGCAGAAAACGAAAAAACTGAGTTTGACCATTTTAAAATGACCTCTTGGTTAAAGGTAGAAGAGTTTAGACCTGAAGTAGAACCATATCTAAAGCGTGATGTTATGGGTATGAAAGAAGTTTATGAGAAGTTTTCTAATATGGTATTTGATATATTCAAAGTTCATATGGTGGAATACATCACACTATCATCAATGTCTTATGCTATTTGGACTTCTACACTAAATGGAAAAGCAGACTTCTTAGAAATCCCTGACGGTGAAAAGTATGATTTTATTCGTATGAGTCTTTTTGGTGGGCGCACATATCCTATGATACGAGAGTTTACATCAAAACAGTATTATGATATTGTTGAGAATGCTGATGATAAAGAAAAACTGAAAGGCATCTACAATACTATGGACGATTGGATTTTCAATGCTGATGCTACTTCGCTCTATCCTACTGCTATGGTTGAAAATAAATATCCTATGGGTATAGGTAGATGGCTTGATAATCCTACTGATATAAGCAAGATAGGATTTTATGATGTTGAAGTAGAATGTAATCAAGATTTAATAGTTCCTATTTTACCTGAGAAAAAACCTGATGGTGGTATATCTTGGAACTTAAAACCTAAGCGTGGAGTTTATACATCGGTTGATTTACAGAACGCATTAGACAATGGATATATGATTACCAACTTTCATAAGGCTTTAGTCTATGACGATTCTGATGATATATTTAGTGATTATATTCTAAAGTGTTTCAAGATAAAAGAAGACAATGAAGAAAATCCTGTTCTGAGACAAGTTGGTAAAATCTTGATGAATGCCTTATATGGTAAGATGCTTGAGAAGGCGAGATTTGAAGAAAGTAAACTGTGTAATAATGTTGATGATGTATATAAATTTATGGAAGACTTTGATGTTCAAGATGTAATGTTTATTCGTGAGAAAGTTGTTTTAGTTGGACTACCTAATACTATTGATGTAAGAGACCTTCGTGTTAAGAAACCATCACAAGTAGGTAGTTTAATCTTAGCATATAGTAGAAAACATATGTTGAACGCTATGACTGCTATATGTCCTAAACTTGATACACACTTTTTTACTTATACTGATACTGACAGTCTACATATTCATTGTTCTAAGTTGCCTGGATTAAAAGAGCAACTATGGCTAGAAAAAGGTTTAGGAAAACTATCTGATGATGCTAAAGGTGGTAAGATATTCCGTGAGATTAATCTTGCTCCTAAACTGTATATGTATCTATGTCTAATGCCTGATGGTAAGATTAAGAATGTGATGAAGAGTAAAGGTATTCCTACTCAATATCTTTCTCCTCATTTATTTGAACACGCAGATGAACTTGAAGACAGTGAGCGTATTGTGATGATGACTAATCGTCTTAAGAAAGTAGGATATGGTAAGAATGTAAATATCGCTTGGCGTAAGTATGATGCTTTCAGTGTGCTAAGTATTGATATGGAACGCACATTCTATAAAAACCAGTGGGATGGTATGATATATAGCGATGGTAAATGGTATCCTAAGAAATGACTTGAGAAATAACTTGGTGATACTAGTTGTATCATATAGTCGTTTTTATTCCTAACTTCCATCCCAGAAAATAAATCTTCCGGTAGGGTATAGAACTAAATGTCTTCCCCTGTCGCCGCCTCCTCTGCTGTGTCTGCGTCTGTCGCCGCCCCTGTCGTTTCTTTTTCTGATGCTCCTACCTCTATTTATCAGATTTTAGGAAGTCTAAGAAATACCCCTCTCCCTGCCTATACTTATAACAGCGGGGGGCGTATGAATATAAAAACCATTTTTGAAACTGAAACCACGCTCCCTATTAGATATTTTTCAGACGCTAAAACCTGGATGGATAAAGACACATCCCCCGCTATAAAAACTCTTTTAAATCTTGGTCATATGATGATGATTGAAGAAGGCGGCGAACCTGCTTTTATAATGGGCGGTATTCATTATATCCCTGAGGGGACAATCATTATAAGCAAGGATTTTAAAGAAGTTATGACTTTTCCCGATGTAAGAAGAAGAAACCACGAGGTTCAGTTTCCGAGCGGTGCGAGGTGGTCTCGTTCTCACTGCTGGTCTCTTGTAGTTATTCTTTTAGAAAACAAGATTTTAAACCGCTATAGAATCATTAGGCATAGTCCTTCTCCTATCACTAGAGAGACTATTTGCTCAATCTGTTTAGAAGATTTAAGCGGCGTTTTAGTTTCTTGCGAAAATCAGCATCAACTACAT